AAGAAACTTTAGATACTGATATAACTAGAAATGGGAATGCTTTAGATACTCAAATTATTGAAGCATCAACTGACGAAGGTACAATTTATCCTTATGGTGGTGTAAGAATTACTGCAAGGGTTTTATATGAATTTACTAGAGGGAGTGCATAATGCCAAAAGATATAAATATGAAAAAGGGTAAAGAAACAATTACCATTTCAGAAGATTTTATAGACCATTACATTAAATTAGGCTATAAATTAGAAGATAAAAAGTCTGTTAAAAAAGCAGAAGAAACACCCGAACCAGAATCAAAGGAGGTCTAAATGGGTACACATCATGGTAAAGAAGGAGTTGTAACAGTCGGTGGTACAGCTATCGGCAATGTTACTGGGTTTACAATAGATACAACACATGACGTAGTTGAAGATACTGCATTAGATGCTACAAGCAAAACATTTAAAGCAGGCAGAGGTACATTTACTGCTTCTATTGATATGAACTATGACGAAACAAGTTCACAACAAGCATCATTATTGCAAGGCTCAAGTCTTAGTTTTGTTTTTTTACCAGAAGGTAATGATAGTGGAGATGAAAGTTTTACTGGCACTGGTATTGTTACTGGAATGTCTGTAGGTGTTACTTTAGATGGTATGACAACTAGAACTGTATCATTACAAGGTAATGGAGCATTGACTATAGGCACTGTCTAAAATGTCAGAAAATATTGATTATTTTGATGGTATAAAAGACCATTTCAGTACACTTGACACACAAGTTATTGAAGTACCAGAATGGGGATTAGTTGGCGATAAAGCAATTTATTGTAAACCATTTAATATGCTTGAAAAACAAAAGATATTTAAGGGTGCAAGTGGAACAGACCTAATAGTATTGATTGATGTAATTATAGAAAAAGCTTTAACAAAAAGTGGTGAAAAAATGTTTAATGCTTCCCATATTTTAAAGTTTAAAACTAAAGCTGACACGAATATAATTGCTGATGTTGCTACTAGAATCATGGGTACTGGTAACACTGATATTGAAGATTATAAAAAAAACTAAAAAATGATGTAGAATTACATAACATATTTGGTTTGGCTGAGAAACTTCATAAGACAGTATCTGAAATATTGCAAATGTCTGTTCAAGAGTTTAATATGTGGTTAGCATACTTTCAAATCCAACATGAGGAAAGAGAAAGACAAGAACGACTAGCAAGGGCAAGATAGTGGCAACAAAACAAGTAAATATAGACATTATTGCTAAGGATAAAACCAGACAAGCAATGAGGTCTGCAACTTTAGGTGTAAATAAACTTAAAGATTCCGTTTTTAATCTTAGAAATGCTTTAGTTGGATTAGGTGCAGGTTTAGTTGCAAAAAGTTTTATTGATACTGGTAGGGAAGTTGAAAGACTTAGAGTTAGATTTAAATTTCTTTTTGATGAAGCTAGTGAAGGCGAAAAAGCATTTAAAGGTCTAATAAAGTTTGCTAGTCAAGTACCATTTAGTTTAGAAGAAATACAAAGAGGTTCAGCAAATCTTGCAGTTGTATCAAAAGATGCAGACGAACTTAATAGATTACTTAGAATTACTGGAGATATAGCAAGTGCTTCTGGTTTAGACTTTCAAACTACAGCAGAACAAATACAAAGAACTTTCTCTGGTGGTATAAATTCAGCAGATTTATTTAGAGAAAGAGGGGTAAAAGCACTTTTAGAATTCCAAGCAGGTGTTCAAATAAGTGCAGAAGAATCAAGAAATCACATTTTAAAAGCATTTGATGAAGGTACATTATCAGTTGTTGGTGCTAGTGCAACAATGGCTAAGACATTTGATGGTACTCTTTCAATGATTGGAGATAAATTTAATTTATTTAAAATGGCAGTGATGGATTCAGCACCTTTTGATTTTCTTAAATCTGGTGCAATTTTGATAGAAGAAGAACTTTCTAAAAACTTTGGAAGTATAGAAAAAGCAGGTGAAAAACTTGGGGTTGCTATTGTTGATGCTATGAAAAGTGCATTAAGATTTGGTGCAAGGGCATTAGACTTTTTTGACCCATTTTTTAGATTTATAAAAAAATCAGTAGGTAATTTAATTGAATTTGCTCAGGGAATACCTGCACCATTTGATACAATAGGTGTATTAGGTTTCTTATTGTTAGGTGCTAAAGGTAAAGGTCTAATATTAATACTTGGTGGATTTATTGATACTATTAGGCATGGCATTGCTGAAATAATGAATGGCATTGTAAAATTACAAGAATTTACAAACAAATTCAAAATTACATCTTTCTTACAATCTGAAGAAGATATTAAAAAAGAAAAACAAGCTATAGAGGATATGAAATTAACTATTGAAAAATTGCGAACCCCAATAAGTGAGGTTGATGAAAAATTTGGAGATATAATTGATAAAAAACCTTTCAAGCAACTTAACGAAGGCTCAAGCATCTTTTTTGAAAAGACAACTAAAAATAGAGATGCACTAGAAGAAGTTTTACAAAAAATGGAAAAAAAGATTGAGTTATTAAAAAAAGAAAAAGAAATAATTCAACCAAATGCTTTGTCTGGTCTTACTGGGTCAGAAATGGACATAAAAGGTCAAGATATATTGCAAGAGGGTATGTCTGGCTCAGAATTATTGGGTGAAAGTAGTCCTAAAATAGTTGCATTACAACAAATGGCAGATTTAGAAGTTGAAATAGCAAAAGCCACATCAGAAAAAACTTTAGAAATAGCTAAAGAAACTGCTGATAAAGAAATGGAAATTAGAAAAAAGGTTTTTAACGATAATTTTGAATTAATTAAATCTGGAAAGGCAAGTGAAATAGATTTAGAAAAAATGTCTGGAAAAGATAAAGTAGATTTGGCTAAAAAGGTAGGGCGTGAGGGTTTAGACCAACTTGCACAAAGTAATAGAAAAGCATTTGCATTAAATAAAGCATTTAGAATGGCTGAAGCTATAATGGACACAGCAGGAGCAGTTGCTAAAGTTTTACCTAACATACCATTGGCTATTGCAATAGGTGCTTTTGGTGCTATTCAAATTGCTTCAATAGCATCAACAAAATTTCAAGGTCGTAGACTTGGTGGGCGTATGAATCAAGGTGAGCCATATATGGTCGGTGAAGCAGGTGCAGAGTTGATTGTTCCAGATAGACCATCAAATGTTGTACCAAATAACAAACTTGGTGGTTCACAACCAGTAACAGTTAATTTTAATATTAATACTGTTGATGCTAGAGGGTTTAACGAATTACTTGTAAATAGTAGAGGTGTAATTGTTAATATTATTAATAGTGCTATGAATGAAAAGGGTAAAATGGCAATAGTATGAGTGGAGCATTACCAAAAACTAACTTTGTCGCAATTAATCTTAAAAGTAATCAAAAAACTTTGTTTAGTGAAACTGATAGTGGCAAGACATTTAGAAGGCAAATTCAAGGGCAACATTTTAGCTTTTCAATTAAATACCCACTTATGACTAGAGCAGATTTTGCACCAGTTATGGCATTTATAATGAAACAAAGAAGCAGACAACAAGATTTTACTGTAACATTTCCAAGTTATTTAAATGCACAAGGCAATGAAACTGGCACATTATTAGTGAATGGAGTTCATGCAGTCGCAGACACTACAATAGCCATTGATGGTTTTGCAGGAGATGGTGCAGGAAGATTAAAAGCAGGTGATTTAATTAAGTTTGCACATGACAAAGTTTATATGGTTGTTGAAGATGCAACATCATCAAGTAATGCTTCTACAGTTACTATAGAGCCACCATTGAGGGAAGCATTAGCAAATAATAGTTCAGTTACTTATGATTCAGTGCCATTTACAGTTTATTTAACAAGTGATGTTCAAGAATTTGCAACTTCACAAACCGATAAAGATGGTAATTTGTTATTTGATTATGAGTTTGATGTAAGAGAATCATTATGATGTGTAAGTTATTGATTTTATTAGATATTTCCCTGGGGGAAACATGGCAAGAGGTTTAACAAGTGCAGTTAAAACAGAACTAGCAACTGGTATTATTGAGCCAGTTATTTTATTAGAGTTTGGATTTGCTACCCCAATTTATTTAACAAATGCAAGTTTTGACATTACATCAAGTGTTTCTGGTAGTTCACGAACATATTCAGCCAATGGGCATCTAAAAAACATAAGTGCTGTAAGTGAAACAAATAAACCTACAAAAAACTCTCTTATTATTAGTTTATCTGGTGTTGACCAGACTTATATTGCTGTAGCTTTAGCCGAAAATATTATAAATGATGATGTACATATTTATAGAGGTTTTTTAGATAGTAATTTGGCTTTAATAGCAGACCCATTTTTATTATTTTATGGCACAATTAATGATTATAAAATTACAGATAATACAACTACAGCCAAAGTAGTTTATTCTGTAACCTCACACTGGGGGAATTTTAGTAAAACATCTGGAAGAACTACTACAGACAATTCACAACAAAGATTTTTTTCTGGCGATAAAGGTATGGAGTTTTCTGCACTTACTGTAAGAGATATTAAGTGGGGTAGATAATGAGCAGTATAAATATCTACAATGCCGAAATAAAAGATGTTGATAATATAATAGAATTATTGTGGAATTATAAAAACGAAGAAGGCACACATTTGCCAGATGTAGACGATAAAAAGGTTAAAAATTCAATAATTATGTTTTTAAAAAAAGGTCAAATAATTTTACTTAAAGATTTAGATATAGATGAATTAATAGGTTGTGCAATTTGTTATAAATCAAGTTATTGGTTTAGTTCGCAAGAATGTTTAAATCTGCATACAATATATATAAAAAGAAATTTTAGAAATTTTAAATTAGTCAATACTTTGATAAGTGCAGTTAAGAAAATAGCTAAAGATTTACCTATTCATCTGACTGTAACAACTGGGAATGATACAGAGCCAGTATTTAAAAGATTAGGGTTTGAAAATTTAGGCTCTAATTGGAGATATAATTAATGGGCGATATTGTTGAAGATATTTTTGAACTTGGTGCAGACATTGTAGATGGTGCTGTTGACCTTGTAGATGATGTTATATCTTGGATAATACCAATGCCAGACATACCAGATTTTGGTCAATTACAAGCTGATTTAGATGCAAGAGGAATTTTAGTTAATAAAAAAAGTGCAAATGGTGCTATACCTATAGTTTATGGCACAAGAAAAGTTGGTGGTAATATTGTTTTTTTAGAAACTTCTGGTGCTGATAATCAATATCTTTATATGGCTCTTGTTCTAAGTGAGGGCGAGATAGACGATATAACGTCAATATTTGTCAATGATAATCAAGTTACATTTACTGGAGATTTGGCAGACAATACCCAAGTTACTGTTGCAAGTAGTGATTCTAATTTTTTTGATGGTTCAAGTTTAATAACAGTAGAACCACATTTTGGTTCAGATAGTCAGACAGCTTCAAGTTTATTATCAACATTAAGTTCATGGACAAGCAACCATAGATTAAGAGGTTTGGCATATCTAGCCATAAGGTTTGAATGGAATAATGATAAATTTGGCTCATTGCCTACTGTTCAAGCAGTTGTTAAAGGTAAAAAAGTTTATAATCCAAACTTAGATAGCACTGTAACTGGTGGCTCTGGTAGCCACAGAAAAGACACAAGTTCAACATGGGCATATTCAGACAATCCAGTTTATCAATTATTAGATTATTTAAGAAATGATAGATTTGGTATGGGCATAACCAATGAATATTTTGATAGCAATTTTGCAGATTGGCAAATAGCAGGTGATGTTTGTGATACTCAAATAACCCCTTTTAGTGGTGCTAGTGCAATAGATTTGATGAATAGCCATACAGTTATAGATACTTCAAAAAAAGCGATTGATAATGTAAAAAGCTTTTTAAGAGGTTCTAGGGGATATTTAAATTTTACAGCAGGTAAATATAATATTTTAGTTGAAAGCACTGGAACAGCTTCTATAAGCCTTACAGAAGATAATATTATTGGTGGTATATCTGTCACAAGTAAAAATAAAAATTCAAGATATAATAGAGTTATTGTTAATTTTATTAACCCAGATAAAAGTTTTCAATCAGATACAGCACAATTCCCCCCAGTAGATGAAACTGGTTTAGCGAGTGCAGACCAACATTCAACAATGAAAACAGCAGATGGTGGTTTATTGCTAGAAGGTAGGTTTGATTTTTCTATGCTGAATAGCCCTTATCAAGCCCAAGAAATGGCTGAAATAATATTAAGAAGGTCAAGAACTAGTTTAGATGTTTCTTTAAAAGCAGATGCAACAGCACTTGATTTAGCAGTAGGCGATTTGGTGAATATTACCCATGCAACACCAAGTTTTTCTGCAAAACCTTTTAGAGTACAAGGAATGACTATTAATGCAGACCACACAATAAATTTGGTGCTGTCTGAACATCAAGATAGTTTTTACACATTTGGAACTCAACAAGAGGTTGCAACTATACCAGACACAACTTTACCAAATCCTTTTTCAGTACAACCACCTGCAAGTTTATCGCTTGATGATGAATTAGTTGAATATGCAGATGGTATTGTTATTACAAGATTGCTAATTACTGTTGGTGTTTCCCCAGACCAATTTGTTGATAATTATGAAATACAAATAAAACAAACATTAGACCCAGATGGAAATGCAGTAAGCGATTCATTTAGAGAAATAGCAGTTGGAAAAATACTGGAATATCAACACCTTAATGTTATTGATGGTGCTACATATCAAGTAAGAGTTAGAGCAGTAAATACTATTGGTTCAAAAAGTACATTTATTTCAACTTCAAGAGTTATTGTTGGAGGGGTTGAACCCCCTAGTAATGTAGAAGATTTTGCTGTTGAATTACATGGTCAAGACCATTTAAAGCTTACATGGACACCACCATTTGCTAATAGCGATTTGGACATTTCTTTTTATGAAATCAGATTTCAAAATGTTTTAACTGGTGCTAAGTGGATTAATTCTACGAATCTTGTCAGATGCCCAAGAAGAAAATGTGATAGTACAATTGTTCCTGCAAGGGTTGGTTCTTATCTTATCAAAGCAGTTGATAAAAATGGCAATTCATCTGGTGAAGCTACCATTATATCAACGAACATTTCTGGAATACAAACTTATCAAGATGTTTTGTCTTTTACTGAAATACCAAGTGTTTTTACATCTCAAGCACAAATGGATAGTACATTTCCTTTAGCTGTAAAAATTGATGAGTCTGGAGATACCATTTTAACATTAGATACACAGACGAATTTTGAAGATACAGTAGGAAATTTTGATAGTGTAGAAGGTGAATTTGATTTAGGTGGTACTGACACTACATCAAACCCAAACTTTAATAATACAAATAGAGATGCAAAAGGATTTTTCAATTTTACTAATAGTTTATCCTTAACACAAATTTATGATGGAAATATTGAACCCTCAATAACCTTAGATTCTGAAAACCCATACGATAAATTCGATTCTGGAAGGGGTGCATTAGTATTTGACGAAGCAAAAGCACCTTTTGATGGAACTGAACAACTGCATGCTTTCCATAGGGTGCAGATAGCAACATCAACAACATCTTTAGCTGATTGCACAACATTCAATGATATATCACAATCAGTTACGTTTAAATTCAAATTTGCTAAGTTTAGATTAAAATTAACAAATGATGATAACCAAACATCTAGCAATGTTAAACAAATTAGTGTAAAATTAAATATGGAGGAAAGAACTTTTGCAGAAAGTGACTTATCAACATCAAGTGGGAGCAAAACAATAACATATACAAACCCATTTTATGCTGTACCTGCAATTGGAATTTCTGCACAAAATATGTCAACTGGAGATGTTTTTACAATAAGTTCTAAAACTGTTAATGGATTTACGATTGCTTTTGTAAACTCAAGTGGTAGTGCAGTTGATAGAACATTTGATTATATAGCAAAAGGTTATGGGTTGCAAAGTTAACTGAAAAAAGGTATAGAAAATTATGGCTCAAGTATCAGATGTAGAATTAGGAAATATTGGATTTAGTGCTTTTAGAAGTGAATTAAATAGTATTTTGTCAGCTTTTAATACTTCTCATATAGGAGGTTCAGCACCAAGTTCTGTAGCCACTGGCACAATATGGGTGGATAATGGAACGAGTGGGGTTTTGAAAGTTAAAATCAATGATGGCTCGGATAATGTGGAACTATTTCAAATTAATATAAGCAGTAATGCAATCAGCAGTAATATGAGTGTAACTGGTACAATATCAGAAACAGACCCAAATGCACTTCCATTAGCGATTGCTCTGGGATAAGGAGTAAAATATGGCAAATACATTTAAGGTCAAAACCAATGGGGCAATGCCTAGTTCTGGTTCAGCAGAAACATTGTATACAGTACCAAATTCCACAACTACAGTTGTAATAGGTTTATTGCTTTGTAATATTCATACAACATCAGTTACAGTAG